GTATCGTAGTATTCTGCACCCTTATAGCCTAGTAAGCAATATTCGAGAGCAGTTGCACGAGTACCAACTTGGTATTGAGCTTCTGTACGTGTATCACGATAAACGCTGAAGCGTCCACCGACGGTACCAACTTTAGCAATACCAACAGGTTGTGTGTTTACGTTACCACTGACTGAGAACCATTGGAACTCAGGAAGCATTTCTAACATTGCACAAACGCGAGGTGTTGCAACGATGAAGTTTGCAGCGCCACGACGGTTACGGATAGCAACGCGGTTAGCTTCTACTACTACACGAGCATAGAAGTCACGATTACGTTCACCTAACCAACGGCCATCAGCTGAAGCTGCATTCCAGAATGAATAACCTTGTGTATAGCCAGCGTTAAGAGCAACTTGGCACATACGGATAATCATTTCACGGTCGATTTCAGCTTGAATTTCGTACGACATAGCGTTCGTTAATTCATTGTCGATGTCGATACCGTTCATGTTCTTGAGATCTTGCTCAAGTTCAACGGACCAACGAGCTGCTAAACGACGTGTACCAGCTTCAACAGCTGTCTTTTCAAAGCTTACTACCATCTGAGGAATGTTTGAAGTTAATTCAAAGCTGCCTAAGAGTTGAGCAATACCTTGGTCAAGACCAACGATTGGGAATTGGGAAGGACCACCTGATAAGAATGCAGCAGATGTACCTGTGAAAGCTGTATTTAAATAGTTCCAGCCAGCTTCTGTGCCGTCTGCTAACTGACTTGTCCAGCCTTGTACATTGTTTGCAGCATTGTTACCATACTGGTTATCACCAGCTGTTGCACCCAATGGATTGTTTTCGTAACGATAACGAAGTGCGAATGCGAGACCAACAGGACCACTCATAGGTTGAACACCAACGATTTCGTTTGTGATCAATTCTGGGAAAGTACGACGGATCATCGGGATGAGGATCTTTGGTAGACGAGCATCACCTGAAGCATAGAAGTCACTTGACTTACCAGTTGTTGTTGGATCATATGTGTTACCAAATGAACCACCGTAACCAGCTGCGTTCGTTGTGTTTGTTTCAAAGCACCACTTTTCTTGATTTTCAAGAAGAATAGCAGTGTTTAGCTTCGTGTGATCGTCTTTGATTGCTGGAGTTGCTTCATCAGCGTGCTCAAGCAATGGTGCCCACTTCTTTAAAAGTTGGCTTGCGCGATCCCTGTCGATATAGGATTGTGAAGGTTTGATTGATTTCATAACTAATAATATTTTTTAAACTAACATTACCTCAAGCGATAGACATCGCTTCAACATGTAGATATACTTACAAAAAAAAGCCCGATTTCTCGGGCTTTTGGATAAAAATCTGATTTATTTATTAAGCTAGCTTATTTTTAAGAAGTGATACGTAAGACTCAGCTACGAACTTTTCACCAGTATCATCATCGCCAGCAGAGCTATAAGATTTGGATGTACGTTTTACTTCTTTTGTTTCAGTAACAACATCAAAGCCTTGAGTCTTTGGTTTCGTAGATTCTTTAAGCTCTTGAAGTTTTTCTTCTTCACGCTTGTCAAACATTTCAACTACATAGTCAAAGTTTTCATTGATATACTCTGCACTCTTTTCAGCTAAAACCCGTTGTACATAACTCTTTTTGTTTGAAGGTAATGTAGCAACTTTTCTTTCAAGTAATAGATTTGTTTCTAGTTTATGAACTTTCTCGCTTAAGAGTTGGGCACTCTTTGCAGCTTGAGCAGCTTTAGCATTTGCTTCGTCGATTTGCTTTTTACCATCTAGTAAAGCTTCTTTAATGCTTTCATTTACGAAAGTTTCATCGAGACTTACTAAACGTTTAATTTCATCAACAATCTTAGAATTGCGAGTATTTAAAGTAGCTTCTTGAATCTGTTCAGCTGGAATTGCTTTGTCAAGATAGAGTTCAAGATAAGAAGAAACGTTCTCTACAACAGTCTTCTTAAATGATTCTGCACCGTTCTTTAACTGGGACTCATAGAGTTTTACAACATGAGCTAATTTGTTAGCACGATCTTCATCAAGCTTTTCCATTGCTTTTGCAAACTGCTTGGAGTGTAGCTCGTCAATACGGCCTACAATCTTTTCAAGCTTGCCTGTGTGATCAGCATCAATGGCTTCTAAAACTTTTTCAAGCTTAGAAGAATACTCTTCATCCTGTTGTACTAAAGCAGCTTCAACAGCGAGGTCAACTTTTGACTGGACAGCTTCTGAAACTGCCTTTAGGGTTTCCTCGGAAAGGAGGTCTTTGGTTGCCTCTTTAAGAATTGTTTGAATGTCTTGGCTCATATCGTATTAAATATTTAGTAAATTGTACCTTATTATTAGGATTTTTTGTTGCTTTTATTTGCTAAGGTTGAATCCGCTTTCTTAATGCGGTTTTTAAGTTTTTCATTAACTACTGCTTGTAATGTTGAATTAGCAGCTGAGTAGTTATTATCAACTACGTGCTTAATAAAGCTAGCAATCTGTTGTTTTTGATTCATATTATTTAAGGTTGTTGATAAAGCGAATAATTGCTTCTCTGAGGTAAAGATCTACTTCTTTCTTTGGAAGTGTACCGAGCTTATTCTCAAACGTATCGTAAACTTCTTCGTAACGACCGTCTTGCTTAATAATAAAGTTCTTAGACTCTAAAATACCATTTACAAATGCACCAGGGGCGGAAGGATCAGCAACAGCATCAACTGTAATAAGTTTCATGTTACTGACGTGGTTAACACCTCCTTTTTCTTCCACTGTACCTAAAGCTCTTGAGCTCATGCCCATTTTAACACCATCCATTACTAGAGATCTCATGATTTCTCCTAGTGGGGTGCGTAGTACCTTGCTTTTACCTTTTACTACATTACCTTCCATACGGAGTTCAGTAATCAAATGGCATGCTCTTTCGCTGCTAACATTAGCGCTATTTGGGTGTTCAAGTTCACCTAAAGCTCTGTTTGTTTTAACAAATTCTTCATTGTAACGTTCTACTTCACGAGCCATTTCTTCACGGCTGTAAATACGGTTGTTGCGGTTTTTTTCTTCCGCCACCATGTAAACACCAGAAACATAAATATTGGCTGGCTTATCTTTATTGCCTTCTTCGATTAAATAATCGAGGCCCTCGCAGATAGGAGTCTGGGTTATAAGTTTGTAAAACATTAACTATACTTATGTATTTACCATAAAAAAACTATGTAATTGCTTGTATTTTTAATACTTTATACTAAAATATCTTAAATGATCCTTAACGATGTAACAGCTACGATATCCACTCGAGGTCGTAACAACACTACTCTACCTATTGTTTTATCCTCTTTGTTAGGTCAAAATAAGAAACCAGGTAAGGTTATCATATACGACGACAATGATTCATTTGATGATCCTCGTAAGAATGATGTACTTAATAATATATTGTCAGCAATGTTACTGTCCGGTATTAAATGGTTCTGGGAACCAGGCGCCAGGATTGGTCAAGTAGCTAATCATGAAAAAGCTCGTAAGACATGTGACACTACTTTTATATGGCGTATTGATGATGATAATATGTTACTTCCGGATACTTTGGAGGTAATGCATGAAGTTATTAATTCTGACCCAAAGATAGGGGCTGTTGGTCCTTCAATTGTAGATCCAAAAAATCCTATTAACTCTTCTTTAGCTTCTAACAAAATGGCGGATATATTTTTAGGTTTAAATGAACAATGGAATCTAAAAGATAAAGTTGAAATTAGAGAAGTAGAACATTTGCAAGGTAGCACGTTTATGTATAGGGTGGAAGCTGCTAAGTTTGGTTATGCTATGAACCTTTCTAGAAAAGGTCATAGAGAAGAAACAATTTTCACATATGAAATGTTTAAAGCTGGTTGGAAGTTAAAAGCTATAACAGGGTTGACCACTTGGCATTTTCATTATCAAACTGGTGGTATTCGAAGTGATTCAGATGTCAAAATGAATCAAAACGATGAACTAGTATTCCGCAATAAGCTTGTTGAGTGGGGTATAACGACTTCTAATTACAAGTTCTATTATCTAGATAGCGGGTTTGGAGATCATTATGCCTTTAAAAACTTATTACCAGAAATACTAAGACGTCATAAAGACTGTAAGATTATTATTGCATGCTGTTACCCGAATGCTTTCTGGGACATAAAAGACGAGCGAGTTGTTCTTTGCTCTTTAGCAGAAGGTATGCCGTTTGTTAACAAAGATGCACACAACGTTTACAAGTACATGTTTGAAAATAACTGGAAAACTAATGTAGTAGACGCTTATAAGAAAGTATACCTATGAAAATTGTAATTAGTCCATATTCACAAAAGCTTCCTCCTGAAACTATAAAGAAAGATATAAACCCAACCGGTGATAATCCTAAAAACTATCCTTACTGGGAAGAGTTTATTGAATTACTTAAAAACAAAATACCAGGTATTGAAGTAGTTCAAGTAGGGGTAAAAGGTGAACCTACATTAAAAGGTGTAGATACTGTCAAACATAACCTTTCTCAAGAAGACCTCTTAAACACTGTAAAAGAGTGTGATGCTTGGTTTTCAGTAGACAACTTCTTTAATCATTTTTGCTCGTATTATAAAATTAAAAACGGATTTGTTTTGTTTGGTCAATCCGATCCTGAAATATATGGTTATAAACGAAACACTAATGTATTAAAACATCGCAAATACTTAAGACCTGATCAATACGGGTTTTGGTGGGATAGGCCTTATCAGAAAGAAGCATTTGTAAGTGCAGAAGAACTATTAAAATTAGTATTACGATCACTTAATGCCTCCTAAGTATAGGTATGGCATCGTATGATTACAATCCAACAGTACCTTACACTAATGTAAATAGTGCGAGTGGTAGCTTATTAACATTTTTTAGCCCTACTGGGTTTCCTTCCACTTCTGCTACTCCTTCCGGTACTTGGGATCCTAACGGTCCATTGTCACCTACTTTAAATGCAGTACAAGTCGGATGGTATGCTAACGGTAATGGTTTAAATAATAGTATTGTACAGGCTTTAACCGGCCAAGGTACAAATATGGTAAATGTGCAGGTTAATCAAGGCGGTGCTCTACCAGGCAATACATATACATTTTCATACCGTCCTTATGCAATGCCTTTTAACGCTAGTCCAACAGTTGGACCTGCTGCTTTTCTTTCTACTAACTTAAATAGTAGAATTACTAGTTATGATATGTTAGCTGAACGTATCTTTTTCCAACTAGGTGCACCTTTAGTTAATCTTGAAATTGCGTGTAATGCAGCATATGATATGATTGCATATGCAATTGAATTGTTTACTCGTTTTACCCCGGGTACAGAAGAACTGTTAATATTTGATTCTAATCTGTATACTACTGGACAGGGTATTAAATTAGATACATTAATTAACTATACACCAGAACTTTCTGCATTAAGCTCTACATTTCAATCTGGTTGGGATTATGATTTAAATTCATACAGAAAAGTTATAGATATATACAACTTCCAAGAAGGTACTAATGAGGGTGTTAATACGTTGTTTACTATTGAGCAATCATTAGCACAGCAAATGCATTTTGCATATTCTTTAGGTAGTAAGGCATTTGACTTAATTACTTGGCATGTATTAAAAGACTGGTTAAAGACTCGTGAAAAGTTATTTGCAATGAAACAATACGTACGTTTTGATCCACGTACACAAGTATTAAGAATTACACCTGAACCGAATCTACCTATGAACAACCGTTATTACGGTTGTATTGGTGTATATCTAGAAAGACCTATTAAAGATTTAGTTAAAGAGCGTTGGGTAATGGAATATGCTAAAGCACTAATTAAGATTGCTGTAGCTAATACCCGTGGTAAGTTCGGTGGTACGCAATTATTTGGTACGGGTACTATACAGTACCAAGAACTAATGAGACAAGGTACCGAAGAAAAGAAAGCTCTTGAAGATGAACTAAAGAGTGGTAGGCAGGAAGATCAAACACCGCCTCTATTTTTCCTCGGTTAATTAAGCTGAAGGTAAAGCACTTCCTGGTGCCCCACCAGGGGCTGCGCCACCAGGTGCAGGTGTTGCCCCGCCTGGGGTTTCTCCACCAGCTGGTGCGCCGGCTTCAGGACCAGTTGGTCCAGGACCGAATGATGGTGCAGCACCTGCTCCAGGTCCAACCCCGCCCCCACCAGGAGCTTCTCCACCAGGTGCAGGAGCACCAGTGGTTAAAGCTTCTTTCCAATTTTTACCGAGTTCAGTAATCTTTTGTAATTCCCAGTTATATTCAGCATCTTTCTTTAACCAACCTCTGTTACTGAGAACTTCGTCATCACTCCAGCCCATATACTTCTTAAGGGCATATGTCTTAGAAATTGTATTTTCCACTTGTGTAGCTGCTTTAAAATTGTTAAACTTAAGATCTAATAACTGTTGATCTCTCATCGCAGCAAAATGCGAAGGTGGGTTTAATTGAATATTAAGATCAGTTTCTTTTAACTTATAATCACTCCATAAACCTTTAAGTTTTAAATGAGTAATAAGTGTGCCCTTAATAGTAGATGCAAAATGTCTTTGTAATCTAATAATAAGTTTAGCAAACTTAAGTTCTTCTCTTAGAATTTCAGCTCCATCAGCAAACTTTGTATCAGGTGTTAATCTTGTACTTGGTACACGTAAAGCTTTATATAGCTTCTTAACAAAGTAATTTAAATCATCTAATTGACCTAAGTTTTGACCGCCCTTTAGTGTTTCAACTTTAGTGCCTTGTTCGCCTTGACGACGAGCAAACCAATAACTATCTAACATTGACTGCGGGTCATAAACGTTTACGTTACCACCCTGATTAGAATCATATGTACGTTTAGACCAATAATTCTGCATCAAGCGCTTTAAATAAGCTTCTGCTTTTGCAGCAGGCATATTACCAACGTCAACATAAAAAGCTAAACGCTCTGGTGCACGAACTAAACGATAAACAACAATACTATCTTCAATTAAGCTTAGTTGTTTATATGCACGACGAGCCACCTCAAGGTAAGGTAAACGAATCGTTTTGTTTTCGTTCCAAGTATGAGAGTGAAAGTACGTAACTTGATGACGCTCTAAAGGAATTAATTCCATACCGTCTTTTTTCGGACCACCAGAAGGACCTCTGTTACCGTTTCCATTTGCTGTGGAACCCATTCCTTTTTCATCTTTAGGTACTGGTTTCTTTAAAAGATATCCTTTAATGATCATATTTTGAACATTATCAAAAATAGGATTGATATGTTCTGTTGGTATTTGTACCAAACTAATAATACCAGCTTCTTTGTTATCTTCGTTAATTACGTTTTCAAAGAAAATCTCAGCATCAATTAAAATTGTTCTAAAATACTCCCAACCTTTATTTTCAAGGTTTAGCATTTCCATTATTTGATGGAATGCTTTTTGTATTTCTTTCTTTTGTATATCTTCAATCTTTTCATTGATATGAAGAGAAGCGTATTGACCTTTATCGTCTCTAACTATAGCTTCATCACATATTTCATCTAATGCATGGCTAATTTCAGCATAAGAAGCCATAATACGATAGTCAGCTACTCTCTTTGCTTTATCCGTATCAATTAAAGCATAAAGATAATCATGGTAGCCTTTATCTACCATAACACCATTTAAATTATTAATCGGATTGCTCGGATCCTGAACAATAGAAACTGCTTGTTTTAAGTTTCTTTCCTGCTGAGTCGTTCCGATTTTCATGAACGTCTCGAACTTTGGATTTATTTCGCCAATATTGTCAATTACGGTAGCATTACCGGTATATGGCATTTTATTGACAAAATTGCTAAAAGCTTTAGAGAAATAGTTTTGTTGTTGCTGAGCCATTATATATTATTTACACTGTTGATTGTTATTATATACTGGATTTGTTAAATTACCACTGCTTTGTTGTTGTACCTACTATCTGGAAATATGGGTATGCAGCTGTATATGTTGTCCACGGTCCGGTCCAATAAGCACTGCCTGGTGGGGTTACAATGTGTTGGTTAGATGGAGAGCTGTATGCAGCTATAAAGTCCGGATCAGAAGTATTATTATACCAATTTGAACTTACATTCATACCCACACCTACATAACCGGTAGCTGAAAGATTTGTGGTAGGTTTTTTGTTTACCCAGTATGTGTTGGTTGTAGTGTTATTACCGTTACCTTGTGCACTCAATATACTGTAGTACGTACCTTCCCAGGTATAAGAATATAGTGGCCAAACAGTGGCATTAGCAGCTGCTGGTCTTGCAGCAAATGCAATAAAGTATGTACCGCCTGCTGCAGAGGAATATGTAGTGTTAGTGACAGTTGCATAACCAGGTGAAAATGCATTATTATACGTAGATGACAACTCTCGCGCTAACATACCAGATGTTGTTGTACCTGCAACATTGTTTATAACACTAAAATAATCAGCACTTGTAACTACTACCCATGTACCTATTGCAGCTGCATTATATGCTGTAATACTTGATGTACTAACTAATGCAGCTAAAATAGCATCTGATACAGGTGCAGCAGAAGCTGCAGTAACTGCATTAGTACCTACATAAACATTTGTAAAAAATACATTATTAGTAAACATATATTACCAGTTTCTTGTTGTTGTACCTAGTACTTGGAAAAATACAGGGGTGTTAGGATTTGATGACCAAGGAGTGGTTACTACGTAAGTACCGTTTGTTAGAGTGCCGCTAGTGTTGTTTGAATACCCGTAATTAAAATTAGATATAGAATTCGTCGCTGCCATATTTTGATCTCCTATTATAGCTACATAACCCGCTGCGGATAGACTATTTGTAGGAGCCTTTCTTACATAATATGTATTAGAAGAAGTTACCTGTGCACTACTTGCTATTTCTGTGTATGTTCCTTCAAATGTATATGATATTAATGGTGCAGCATTAGCTGTAGTGGTTTGAGCACGAGATACAAACCCTATAATATATGTACTAGCTGGTAATTGAGCATTAGCAGAAAGTGCAGTAGTTGCATATCCAGGACCCCAAGCAGCACTTGTTCCAAGACCCATAGAACTTGTGGGCATTACATATGTATTAGTGCCAGGTACTGTACTAATAACATTAGCATATTCTGTAGAAGTAACATTTACCCAAGAACCTGTAGGTGCAACAAGATAATTGGCAGCATTAGTAGTTAATGCAGTATAAATTAAATCAGTAACAGGGGAAGATCTTCCTTCATTAAATACCGTATTTGTACTATAAAGGTTGTTTATATACATATTAGAACGGCTTTGTTGATGATTGAGTTATTGTACCGTGACTTGTTACTGTTTGTATTCCGCTACTATCAGTTGTTACTGCACCACCTAACATTAAATATTGAGTATTAGTTATAGCGGTTAATGGAGCGTTCGGTGCTGTAATACTTGTTTGTGTTGGGTCATAAACATTTGAACCGACTACAACTCTCAAATTAGTCATATAACCCGGCCATTCTTGTCCGTAATATGTTCCAATATCGTTAGTAGGGTTTGATGACGTATAGTAATTTATAGTATTTGTTTGCACACCAGATGAACTTCTAGCTGCAGAAAGACCTGGTGTACTTCCAAGAAATAGCGTTTCTTGATTACTACTATTTCTTGTTAAAGCAAAATAATACCACTTGTTTACACTCATCGTAGGAACTGTATATGAAAACTGCCCGTGACCGCCATAACTATCTGTGGTTATGGTGGTAGAATTAGTAACAAATAAACTCAAACCCCATACAGCATTAGCACCCATTATACCGTAAGCGTTAGTAAAATTAGGTAATTGAAACCAGCCTTCAATAGTGTAGGCACCACCAGCTATAGATATACCTGGACTGAGACTTAAATATGAACCACCGTGGCTAGTACTGCCCCCTGTAAATAATAAGCTACCTGCTAATGTAGGTACTGGGGTGACATCGTAAAAAACAGTATTACCTGTACTAATATTTCCTATTATCATACATTATATTACTGATCTATACGGAAACTTCTACAATAGTTGTTTGAAGTAGAACCACCTGTATAAGCACCGACTGCGCAATATGTACCGCCAAAGTTAAGGCCTGTTATGTTAAAGCTACCTTGTAGGTTATTATTTAAGTAAAAATCCATATAACGGTTACTGCCTATTGTTCTAAACTCTAACTTTAATG